GTATCTGAATACCAGCGTGGTGCAATTCCTGAGACTACCCGCACTGCTCGTGAAGCTGCAATCATTGCAGAAGCCGGCAATGCTAGAGTCGCAGAAAAACTAATAGCAATTGAAAACGGTATTGCACAATGTGCTTCTAATTTAATAATGCTTGCACAACAGTTTATGACTGGTGAGCAAACTGTAAGAATCATAGGCACAGACGCTGCACCAGTATTCTTAACATTTGATAAAGATTATATTTCTGGTGAGTTTGATTTTAATGTTGAAGCTGGTTCTACAGCCCCAAGAAACGAAGCTTTCCGCAGAGATATGGCTCTACAGATGGTTTCAGCAATGCAACCATTTGCTGCAGCTGGCCTTGTAAACTTGCCAAGATTGGCAGAATACGTACTTCAACAGGGCTTTGGTGTTAAAGACCCAGGTTCTTTCTTGCAACAGGCACCAGCTCCAGAGCCACAACCACCAATGCCAGGCCAAGGAGAACTTGGACCAGCACCAATGCCACCACAAATGCCAGTTGAATTACCACCTGGTTTAATAGCTGGTGGTGCAATTCAAGGACCCGGTGCTCAACCAGGTGAAGGCGCAGCCTTACCGGGTTCAATTCAAAGTCTTCCCCCTGAAATAATTCAAGCATTATTGGCAGGCGGGCAGTAAATAAATATATAGACAATACTTTTTACCTATATATGAGAGACTTTATGTCTTTTAAAATAACGGAATAACCAAAGAAGGATAGGACTCCATCAATGACAAATAATGAAATTAATATTGCTAACCCTGAAAGCGTAGTTGACCCCGAGGTAAACGGACAAGTCAACGAAACGACAGAGGCAGTAGCAGAAACTCCAGTAACAGAACAAGAACTTTTTGACTATACAGATATTGCCGACAAAGTCGTCAAGCTCCAAGTAAATGGTGAAGAAGTAGTAGTTCCAGTTAAGGAGGCTTTAGCTGGGTACCAGCGCCAGGCGGATTATACCCGCAAGACGCAGGAACTTAGCGAACAAAGAAAGCAAGTAGAGTTTGCAGCAGCCCTAGCGGAAGCACTCCAAAAGGACCCGGCAAACACTTTGCAGGCGCTATCACAGCACTACGGTGTTAAAGCTCCAATCCAAAACGAACCAGTTGAGGAAGAGTACCTAGACCCCGCTGAAAAGCACCTTCGACAGCTAGAACAAAGAATCGCGGCATTCGAACAACAGAAGGCCATGGAAGATTTAACTAGAACTATCGACTCTTTGCAAAGCAAGTATGGGGACGAATTCAACGCAGACGAAGTCGTTGCCAAGGCACTAACGGTTGGTTCTACTGACCTAGAAGCAGTCTTCAAACAGATAACCTTTGATAAGGTTTATTCTAAAGCCTCTGAGGCACAGAAGAAGCTAGCAGAAGAACAAGCCAGAATTGACGCAAAAAGAAATGCGGCAATGGTGTCAGGTGGTTCAACGAACAAGACTGGAACAGTTCCCAAGACTGCTAAACCAACGTCCGTCTTTGAAGCCTTTGAACAGGCCCAAAAGACACTCAACATCAAATAACAACAAGGAGAAATTAACATGGCCGGTAATCCCGACTTTAATTCACTGTTGTCAACTACGCTGCAAAACTACCAGCCAACATTGGTTGACAACATTTTCAAGGACCTCGTCCTTTTGAACCACCTCAATGAGCGCGGCAGAGTCCGTGTTGAAGAGGGCGGTACACAAATCATCGAGCCACTACTCTACGCCGTCAACGACACAGTTGGCACGTACAGTGGCTATGATGCAATTGACCTCACCCCACAGGAAGGCATCTCAGCCGCAGAGTACGACTGGAAGCAGATGGCTGCTTCTATCGCAATCAGCGGTATCGAAGAAGCCAAGAACCGTGGCACAGAGGCAAAATCATGCAAGCTGAGATGTCTTTGAAGACAACCCTCAACGAGCAGCTTTTTGGTTCAGCTTCAGCTTCAACTGACTTCAATGGTCTGGGCAACATAGTTGGAACCCAGAACAACTCAGTCGGTGGCATTGACAGCACAACCAACACTTGGTGGAACCCAACACAGGCAACAACCATGGGCGCAACACTTTCGTTGGTAAACATGGCTGATGTCTACAACCGTGCTTCAAAGGGAAGCGATGTTCCTGACCTCATCATCACGAACACCAGCCTCTTCGAGAAGTACGAGTCGCTGTTGACCAACAACGTTCGTTACCAGGACGTTGCAAAGGCCAACGCAGGCTTCACCAACTTGATGTTCAAGCAGACACCAATCGTGTTTGACCTTGAGCTTGCAGTTGACTCAACCGATGCTCCAATGTACTTCCTCAATACCAAGTACTTGAAGCTCACAGGATTGAACGGCTACTGGTTCAAGACCACAGAGTTCATGAACGGAACCGTTGCTGGCGTCGATGCCCGCTACGCTCTGGTCTTGGCCTATGGTCAGCTGACCTGCAGCAACCGTTCACGTCAGGGCTACCTCACGGCTGACGCCTAAAAAGTTTCGTTGGTGGGGGAAGTTTAAAAGCTGTCATCCTTCGGGCAGCACTTCCCTCACCAGCGATTCCCACAATAAAAACAAACAAACAATTCTAATTAATAAAACATTAGTTAGGTATCTGCCGAAAGGCAAGGAGAAAGAACAACTATGGCAACAAATAATAAATTCATTGTTGAAAGAACAAACGTTCTTGCAGCAGACGTAGTAGTCGGAACCACATACGCAGCACTTGATTCAGGTGACTTCGGTTGGTACGGAAACTTATGCATTCGATGCAGAAGTAGTGTACGATGCAGACGGTGCAACAGAGGGCGCAGCCTTCTCAATCACCGCATCTGCCGCACCAACAACTGTGCAGTTTGTTTCGGTTTATCCACTTACCGCAACAACTGAAACCAAGACACAATGTGTTGCAATTGACACCCCAGACCATGGAACATCCTCAGTTGATGGATTGAATACCGCCCAAGTTTTTGGCGTTATTACACCATCAGCAGACGGTTTCATCGGAATCAGCGGTGTTGCTGAAAATGCAAGCAAGATTACAGCAAAGGGTGGACTCTCCACTTTGAGCTGGAAGCGCATATTTGTTGGCGACAACGAATAATCTAGCAATCGGTAACGTGCCGCCAGGGGTGAAGGACCTCTGGCGGCATGTTCTACATCTAACTACTTCGAAGGAGACTAATAACATGAGCAAACAAACACAAGGACAATCGCAAGGCTTGAACGGCACGGAACCATATGGAACCGTAGCCGGAACACAGCACATTGGCAATGGCCGCATGCAATGGCATGGTCCAGGCGTAGAACTAGCACCACCATCTGGTATTGCTTACGGTGGCGTACATTATAAAAACGGTTTATGCCAAGCAATGAATTCTAAAGAAGAAGAGTGCAAGGCACCAAAAGCAAAAGGAACTGATTACTGCATCGGGCATCTTAATTCAATGAATAAGATTGGCGACAATGCAGACGCAGCACTAGACCCGAAAGTATAGGTAAACAATGGCTATACCATTTTCTAATGAAAACTTAACACTAGCACAAATGCGTAACTTTGTCGGTGAATTATCTGACTTAGATATTGGCTTTGATGAAAACGACGATATTTCAACTGACTTGGTTAATGGTTTTATAAAAGAAGGTTTTCAAAAGATTGTAGCCCTTAGCCAACGCTATCCTTATTATCAAGCATCATATTTAATTTATACAGTTGCAAACCAACGCAGTTACACATCATTTTCTAGACAAAATCCAACTCCAGTTACAAACGTTGGAATCAGCACAATACAACAAATAATATCAGTAGTGAACAATACAGACCAGGGTAATGCTTTGGTATACATTGACCAAGCTAGAGCAGAATCAATTTGGGTTGGTACTCAAGATATTGCAGAAATACCTGCATACTTTTCAATATGGGGCAATCAATTGAACCTATGGCCAAAGCCAGACGATGTTTATACATTGACTGTTCGTGGTTATCGTAAACCATATTTGACTTGGTTCTCAGACGAAAACGAAGCAATAGATATTGACCCGCAAATGCAGTTACCTTTGATTAATTATGTCATGGCTCGCATCTTCCAATTCCAGGAAGACCCGGAGATGGCAAACGAATACATGCGCAGCTTTGAAAAAGCAGTTGCAATTATTCAAGGTCAGTTGACTGCGCCATCAAGCAATAGACAATTGATTATGTCTGGTGGCTTGCAACTAACTCCGTACGACTGGTGGTGGAGCGATACTCCAAACCTTAGAGTTCTTCCAGGTAGTCCATATCCATTAGGAGTTGCACTGTAAATGGCACAGATTCTTTTCGACCAGAAAAGAGATTTCACTGGTGGTTTAAACTTTCGCGCTGACCAGTTTCAGTTGAGAGATAATGAGACACCGTTTGTCTTAAATCTTGACGTAGACCCACGTGGTGGAGTCTTTAGTCGCGCCGCATACAGAAAGAAGCACACGACTCAAGTAAGTGGTAACTGGAATCCAAAAGATTTATTTAACTATAAGCATCCGACAGTACCAACAATAATGTTAACAACTGGATTTGATACTGTACCAGCACCTGATGAAGATGGATTAATTTATCATTCAACCGGCAGTAACTTTACTGTTCTAGAATATTCTTCTGGCAACAATGTTTTGGTCAAGTCAGAAAACGGCGCATCAATAACACAATGGCAAGACATAGTCTACATGGCCATAGGAAAAGATGCATCACAAATGTACAAGTGGGAAGCGGGGACCACCTATGCAACTTCGTTGTTGGCATCAGGGCCAACTTGGCAGCCATATCAAGACCCAGTTGGCGGCTACATGCCAAGAGCAGAGCACGCAAGAGCGCATGCAAACAAACTGTTTGTTGCCAACACAAAAGAACTAAACGACGATGCTACACCGTCTTTGGTCGACCATCCAAACAGACTTCGTTGGTCCCATGAAAACAGGCCTGAAGACTGGTTCCAGGACGACTACATTGATATCATTGCTGGTGGTGAAGGCATACGTGGTTTGGCTGTGGTTGATGGACAGCTTTTAATATTTAAGCCCAAAGCAATTTATTTGTTAATGGGTTACGATGCCGATTCATTCCAGCTCGTAGAGTTGTCAACAAACCTTGGTATTGAAAGACCACAACATGTTGTCGAAGGTTCTGGCGGTGCATACTTCTTTGATTATCCTGGTGGTTTATTCTTCTTTAATCGTAACGGCATTCAGGACTTGTTTAGCCGCTTAAAGCCAACGATTGATACCAACAGAATTAATGCACAAAGACTAGATAAATTAACTTTGTCATACGTAAATGATAGAGTATGGATGTCAGCACCATTTGACTTTTCAACTGATACCACTAGCTCTACTTCAAATCCGACTGGCACTGCGGTTGATTATTCTAACGTTAATTTTATATTTGACCCATCCATCGGACAAAACGGTGCATTTACTTTATATCAATCAGCAACTTGGTATGCAGCAGCAACTCCTGTTCCTTTGACTGGTTATGGTCTTTTGTCTGGCACTGACTGGACGGATGAAAATGATGAGATATGGCATCTTATGATTCATCCAGATTCAAATTTTAAATATGTAATGTACGTAGATGAGTTTGAATACTCAGATGACATTCCACAAAATGTTTCAGATGATATTCCAGAAGGTGATGAAATGGGTGACTTTGAAACCATATTCAGCACACCATGGTTTTATGATGACCGTTATGTTCAAGACAAAACGTTCGTAAGACCGCTATATGTCGTTCGCCCTGTTGATGAAAATACACAAATCAATGTCAGCGTGTATCATGACTTCAACACAGAGAGTCCAATTACGACACACATCGTAAACCTAGAGCCAGTCACAACTGGTGGATTATGGGGCACAGGAGTTTATGGCACTGATGTTTTCGGTGAAAGCGACCTCCAAGAAGGTATACAACGAGGTGGCAGACTAAAGAAAGCCAAAGCCATACAACTAAAATTCCAAGGTCCGAATGCAAACTTAACCGGAGTAGCCGGTCCTGCAGGAAGACAATGGGGAATAAATTCAATTGCATACAAGTTTAAGAGAAGAAAAGTAAGGAGTCAAAAGTAACATGGCAGTATTAACCATACCCAATGTGTTCAACAACGGCGAGGTTATTGATGCGCCGCAAATGAACTCAAACTTTACAGCAGTAAAGAACTTCGTAGAAGGTTTGTCGCAAGGTGACAACTTTGACACAGGAGCAATCAACACAGCAGACATAGCAGACAATGCTATAACATCGGCAAAGATTGCTTCAACAGCAGTTACATCAGCAAAATTAGCATCGTCTTTGACACTGACCACTCCTAATATCGGTGTGGCAACTGGCACATCGCTAGAAACAACCGGTTCAGTCGTAAGTCATTTTCAGCAAAATACTCAAGTTGCAAGTTATACGCTAGTATTGACGGATGACGGAGACTTGATTAATATGAACGTAGGTTCAGCAAATAACCTTACAATTCCATTGAACTCGTCTGTTGCATTTCCAGTCGGAACTCAAATAACTGTTTTCCAACTAGGCGCAGGTCAAACCACAATAGTTGCAACTGGTGGTGTTACAGTTTATTCAACGCCTGGCTTAAAACTTAGAGCACAATATTCAATTGCAACGTTGATGAAAGTGGCAACTGACACATGGATAGTTGCAGGAGACCTTTCGGCTTAATATGCAATTTAAACCTGGAGCATTCATTGGGGGTTCAATCCCCGGTACGCCAACCATTGGTACTGCCACGGCTGGAAATACCCAAGCAACAGTCGCATTTACTGCGCCATCATATTTAGGTAAGGGCGGAACGGTCACATATCGTGCATTGTCCACTCCTGGTAGCATTGTTGCAACTAGCACTACTTCTCCAATAACAGTAACTGGTTTGACTAACGGAGTATCTTATACTTTTCAAGTTAGAGCAGAAACAACATATGGTGTAAACAGCGTTTATTCAGCTGCATCAAACAGCGTGACTCCTGTGGTGCCTCCAGTTGTTCCACCGGTAGTTCCTCCGGTGGTACCTCCGGTAGTGCCACCAGTTACACCTCCAGTTACACCGCCGGTAACTCCACCAGTGGTTCCTCCTGTTGTTCCTCCTGTGGTTCCACCGGTAACTCCACCAGTTACTCCGCCAGTTACTCCGCCAACACAAAACTACACATGCAGCGACTTGGCAGCAGCAAACTACTGTTGCGAAGAATACCAAGTTGGTTTGTGTATCGTTCCATACCCATGCCTCAACAGTGCATGCTAAAATAGGTAGTATATGATTACAGCAACTTCAGGATTAAACTTAAATCACGGATGGGTTAGGGGCTACCGTTTTATGGCAGTAGTTGCACCTAGACCAATACCAATAGAATATGCGGAAAACACGGGAAGAGTTCTACTCTACTTGTTGGATAACACGGTTGAATTTACAAATATTGTTTATTCGCCAATGGCAGATTTGCTTCTAGATGGTCAAGCTAACATTGTTGATGATGGCAATCTTCAAATAACAATTACTGCAAATGGTGAAAGTAAAACAATTGTATTTGACGCAGAAGACGAAGACTTCTACTCAATACTTGCAAGTAATCCTCTAATAATTGAAAAAGAATTTGGCCACGCCAATAATTCTACGTCAGCTACATTAGGGTGGAAATGGAATGGAGAAACCTTTCATCAATAAATCGAAGGAGATGAAATGAATAAATGGCAACAATATAAAGAAAAGCTAGGCACGACAAGACCCTGGGATGTTTTAAATCCAAATACAGAGTTTTCCGAGGAAGAGCTTTTCAATAAAAGAATAAACACATGCTTTGATTGTGACAGATTAATTAAGGTGACTGCACAATGCAAAGAATGCGGATGCTTCATGAAAATGAAAGCAAGATTAAAAGAAGCCAAATGTCCTTTGGGTAAGTGGTAATGATAACTAAAGAATTGATATTTGACCTTCCTGCAGAACTATCGGAACCAAAAGTAATAAAGAAGTTTTTTACCGATGAAATGTTCAAAGAAGTCATTGCAGCAGTTGAGGCTACAGGCATGGGCACTGACTCATCCCAGTTCCACACGATGCTTGCAAGATGGGAAGCGCCGATTCAATTCAGTCCAGAAGTTGAAGAATATTGTCTACAAAAAGCTAGAGAAATCTTCAATGACCCGACGCTTAAGAAGGCATATTTTTATGCAGTACGTTACCAGAGAAAAGATGGTTGTATTCCGCATCTCTGGGAACACACTGACCAAAACGGCACTCAGACAACTATCGACATCACGGTGGAGAACACCGCAAATTGGGGAATAATAATAGAAGGTCAGCATTTTGAACAAAGCCCCAATGATGCGATAATATTCTGCGGACAACAACACATACATTCAAGGCCGGCATATCCAACTCAAGACCCAGAAAAATACACAACAGTTTTATTTTTACATTTTACACAACCAGACCACTGGATTCAAAAAGCTTCAGATGGTATTTATAAATATGGCATTGATGGTGATGTAAGATTCTTTAATCGCAACAGATTCTTAGCATTGCCAGACGGACCGGTAAACCAACCAGTCTGTGAATGCCACGACTATCATAGAACTTTGGATTTGTATGACCAGATTGCTGGACATGCAACTGACATAGAACCAGAAACCGTAGACATGACAGTGTTAGCCAAAGAAGAACTAGCACCAGGAATAATTAAATATAAAATTGCCAGAGAATCAGCCCGCATATTAAAAGGTTTAATTCAAAACTCAATGTTTAAACAATGGATGCCAGCTCAAGTTTTAGTTGAAGATGATAAACCTGGTGTAAATTATGATGCAAGAAATTGTTATAATTATTTTATAACTGATAAACAACTTACATGCCATCCACAGGACCCACTACGCAGGGCTGCAGAATCCCTTCAGACGGGCCTGGATGCGATTACAGAGGACTTTAGAGGAAGATACAGTATAGAGCCCCTGGTGTCGCACCACACCGTTCTATTGCGTTATGAAGAAGGAAATAAATTCCATTATCATATCGATGACCACCCAATATTTCCAAGAGTAGTATCAATGTCTTTATTTTTAAATGATGACTTTGAAGGTGGAGAATTAGAATTTAAAGAATTTAATTTAAAGATTAAACCAGAGGCAGGAGAAATCGTGGTATTTTCGTCAGGATTCCCCTACATGCATCAGGTTCATCCAATAACAAAAGGCATTAGATATGCCGTTGTTAAGTGGTATGATTATAAAAAGTAATACTCTGAACTGTTATTATAGGAGACTAATTTATGGCTTTTGACCCAGCAATATATGAAGCGGCTAGAAGGAACATATTTAATCAATATGCACAAGAAGCTGCTCTCAACGCCTACCAACGTTATTTGGCTGAGACCCGTGGTCAGCGTCCTATTTTACAATTAGAAGAGGCAGCCTTTGGTAGAACTCCAAGTGGTGGTTTAGGACAAGTGCCTAAACTAACTTCTTCTTATGCCCGCAGGGGATTGCAAACAATGGGTGCAACTTCTGGCATTTACAAACAAGCTTTAGAAAATTACGCCAAGCAACGTGAACGCCAGCTTGGATACGCTAGAGAAGATTTGACTGGTGCACTAAGGGGTTATGACCTTGGTGCTACACAAGCCCAGCAAAGGTTAGAGTCTGGATTGGCTGACTTAGAATCAGCAAAGTCCAGGCAAATTGCAGCAGATGCACAAGCACTATTAAACTTAAGGTAGGAGATTATGGCCGTAACGAGCACTAGACTGGGTAGAGTACTTCCCGGTAGCACACCAAGACAAAATGACTTAGGACCTTTGGATATATCAAATTTTACAAGTGGTTCAACGGGTGGTTCAAGAGATGGACAATATTTGGACCCGGCAGAAAGAATGAGATTAGAACAAGCTCGTGGTACTTATTACGTCGCAAATCCATTTGATGTTCCTGGCACAACGCCTGAAAGCGAGATTTCAGATTTTGAAATACCCGGAATAGATTGGGGCAATATCACACTTGGTGGAGGTGGAGGTGGTGGTGCACCAACATCATACTACAATGCACTAGCAGATGCCGCAAGACAAAACGCTCAAACAACTGCGGCAAGATTAGCTCTTGAAGCACAAAGAGCCGACCTTACAACACAGCAGGCAGCAGCAGCTTTAGCCAGACAACAGCAAGGTGCAGCAGCACAGGAAGCCTATCTCAAGAGTCAACTAGGTGCTGGTGTGCCATCGGTCATTACTGGCGCAATTGAAGAACAAAGAGTAGCTGGAGAAAAATATATTCAAGATACTGCAGCAAACTTGTTAAGAGATTTGCAAGCTCGTCAGGCACAGGGCGAAACATTGACAAGAACAGGTGCATCAAACTTGATGAACTATCTTGCAAGAAATCAACCAACTGCGTTTGCACAAGCTCAACGCGCCATGCCAACAGTCACACAAAGTGCACTTGGCCAATACATGGCTGGTCAGGGAGTAAGCCCTGCAGCCGCACAAGAAGCAGCTACTTTGGCAAACATCCAAGCAGCTGGTGGCGCATCAAACTACAATCAACTACTCAACGTGTTGGCAGCAAGAGAACAAGCTGCACAAGGTTCACGCCAATCAGAAGCTGAGATGGCACTGCAAAGTCAACTTGCAGGACTACAAGCACTGTATGGCAGAGGAACAAGCCAACTTGAATCTTCTAGACTCAATGCTCTTGCACAACTTGCACAACAAGTCAATGCAGCAAGACTACAAGCACAGCGTGAAGCAGCCGCAAGAGACCAAGCAATACAAGATGCACTTGCTGCACTGTACGGAACTGGTCTCATAAGTCGTGGTGGAACCACTGGCACAGGAACCACCGATGGTGGAACCACGGGAACTGGCAGTCAACCCGTAGTACCTAGCGGTACGATACAACCAATCGTTGCAACAGACCCAGGCATCATAGCCGCAGCACAAGCACAAGGTGTTTCACCGCAATTATTGGTTGACCTGGCAACTGTGTCAGGCAACCCATTATTCGGTGCCCTACAAGACAGAATGTACATGGTATAAATTATGGCAATGAACTTAAGTGATATATACAATTATTTTCTTAGTCAAGGATTGTCGCCACAAGAAGCTGCACAAGCAGCTGCATGGCAGGCAATAACCAACCCTTCTGGTAGTATAACGCAGTTAAAGGTTCCACAAAAGTGGTATTCAGATGACGAAATATATAATTTTTATGCACCTGACTTTAGCGCTGCCTTGAACTTTCCCGTTGTTAGAGACCCTCAGGGTGCGCTAGATGTAAACGTAGACCCTCTGGCTGCTTACACGTCTGAAAGCCTCAAGAATGTTCTTAACACAAAAGGTAAAATAACATTTGGAGATTTAAGTAACATTGCAAGCAACGCATCAAAACAACTAAGAACTCCTAACTATGGCAGTAAATTATTTTCTGACTACAACATTTCAACTCAAGATTATTACAATCAATTGAAAGATATTGCAGTACAGTATCAAACTGCACAAAGGGAAATAGACAAACAAAAAGAAACACACCCATTTGCCCAACGTGGTTTACCAGACCCAACTTTAAGATATGGTTTAGTAAACAATCCAGCACAAAAGCTCATTGCATATCAACCAGCAGTTGATTACTTAAATAAAAAATCAGCTGAACAAGAACAAAAGTTTAGAAAAGCTGGTTTAACTGGAACACAACTTAATGACTCTCTCAAAAAATATAGAGTTGAAATATCAAAAGCAGTTCAAAAAAAGATTGATGAATCTGGTATAACTCCTTTTGTTGAAGAAGCTAAGAATCTAGTGAGCGTTAAAAAAGGAAAGTAAATGGCACAACAGTTTCCAACTACATCAAGAATAACTTCACCTAGAGGTTATGTCACTTTGCCGCCCAAACAAAGCGCAATAACAAAGGGTGGAGATGACAATTGGTTGGATGATTTAGTAGAAGATATATACGGAAAAACTACCCCAACTTTTCCTGGTGGTGTACCTGTTCAACAGCAAAAAGGACAAGCGCAACAACCAATAATAAAAACAAAAGAACGTGTAGATTTACCGGTTTCACAACAACTTGACAATGCAATAATAAACAAACGTGCTGATTTGTCTACTACCTACGACCCAGAAGTATTGGACAGAGCAATGGCTGGTGAAAAATCCCGTCCTTTCTGGCAAAAAGCACTGCTTGGAACATTGAATTATGGTGTACTTAAGCCACTGCAAACGCTGGATACTGGACGTCGTTTAATCGTATCTGGTGTTCGTGAAGGTATCGATGTCTTTGACCCTAATCGTGACGCATCATTCAAAGATTTTTGGAAACAATTTACTGATGTAAATCTTAGCAGTAAAGATGTATTTAATATCAACACTGGCAATAAGTGGGTTGATAATGTTCTTGGCTTTGGATTGGACGTAGCTTTAGACCCAACAACCTATTTAACTTTGGGCACTGGAACCGCAGCCAAGGTAGCATTAACACAAGCAACCAAGTCAATAGCTGGCGATGTGACACAGAACATAGTCAGACAAGCAGCGCAAGACCTTGCTACCAAGGGTGTCAAAGGTGTAACAGACGATGTTGCAAAAAAATTTGCAGTTGAACTTGGTGAAAAAGCAACAGCAAAAGAAATTCGTATTGCCTCTAGAGCTGCAGTTGCAGAGGCTGCACAGATTGCCAAGCAAGCTGGTGTGAAAGATGCTGATAAATTACTAAGTCAAGCAGTCAGCAGATACAGTGCAGTAGGTCCACGCAGAGGAATAGGCGCAGGCAAAAGAGAAGCAACAGCAAATGCGCTAAGAGAAACAAGAGATGCTGCTGCAAGAGAAGCTACTCAGTTTGCCGGTACAGCACAAGGTAGAAGAGCACAACAGTTCGTCGATACAATAACTGATGATGTTATTGCAAACGTCGCAACGAGAGGTTTTTCTGCTATTCGTGGAGACATAGCAAAAGAACTTGGTATTAAAGGTGGATTTAGATATAACATTCCAGGCGTAAGAACCTCAGTTGCTGGAACAGAACTTATAACCAATCCAATTGGCAGAGCAACATCAGCCATTCGTCGTGGTGTTGCTGGTGCAGAATTTGGCGGACAACCATTGGCAAGATTTATAACTCCTCGTGGTATGAGCGAAGCGGTATGGGACGCAAGAACTGGTCTTCGTGCGGGAACGTTGGAAACTACAGAACAAACGATGAAGGCTTTGGACATTCTTTCAAAGGACGCACAGTTCAGAGGGTTCGTAAATGCAGCCAAACAAGTACTGAAACCAGCAAGAACATCACTTCTTTCAAAAGGTGATTCACGTTTAACAAAGACAGTCTATCAGCTACTTGACCCGAAGGTAAATCTGGATGACCCGATAACAGACATAGCAGCACAAGTGGGTAGACCTGTTACACAAAAAGAAGTAGACTTTGCAAAAGAGTTTGTTAACTTTGCAGATGAGTTAGAAACGGCAATAGGCTCCACCGGAGCAGCAATAGCCTACCGTGGAGCTAACAGAAATGTT